GTATGAGTTCGGGTGGTACAAGTTCGAGGTCTATGACCGGTGGAAACAGGGAGACACCAATATATCGGTCATACAGGGGGATAGTAAGGATAACCCTGCTTTCCCCGAAGAAGAATATGAGAGGCAACGGGGGCTGCTTCCGAGGTGGAAGTTCAATATGTTCTATAGGGGCATATTCGAGAAGCCTGCGGGTCTTATATATGATGCGTTCGATGAGAATGTGTGTTTGATTCCGAGGTTCACGCTACCGGAATCCTGGCCTAGGTATGTTGGACATGACTTCGGACCTAATAACACCGCTGCTGTTTGGTACGCGCAAGACCCGGCAACGTCTTTCTTGTATGTCTATAGGGATTATCATGATGGTGGGCTAAGTGCTTATGACCATGCTCAGAAATGGAAGACACTTTCGGTTGGGGAGAATATAATCAAGAGGGTCGGGGGCGCGGTCCATGAAGATGGATGGAGAGAAGCGTTCACCATAGCTGGGTGGCCTATAGGTAAACCTCGTGAGCGCGGCGTAGAGGTTGGAATCAACACGGTTTATGGGTATCATCAACAGAATAAGATGTTCGTGTTCAATGATTTGACGGGATATCTAGACGAGAAGTTGAGTTATTCCCGTGAATTGGACGAGAATTATGAGCCAACGGCTAAGATTGACAGCAAATCGACGTTCCACAGGATGGACGCTGAACGCTATATAATCTCGGATTTGATGCCGGAAAGGGCTGTATATAACCAGACGGCTAAGATTGTCAGCCATCATAGCAGGGACGAATATCGTCATAGACCGTCAGATTTCAGCGATGTCCGTTCTAATACGGCTCGGGTAAAGAGGCATTAATAGCAAGAGAGTGAAACATGGCGATACGAAGCCCAGAAGACATAATCGAGATAGTCAATCAGAAAGAACAAGATACCCAATTGCTCAGAGAGCGGATGGACTTCGACTACGGTCTCTGGCGGCTGGATAGATACACCGGCTCTGAAGAAGACGGGCTAGCCGGGTATATGACCTATACGACCAACGAACCTCGTACCTTCGGAAGGAAGATGGTCGGCATCCTTGGTAGTGCTGCGATGACCATCCAGGTCCCGGTAGAAGCGAACCAGGAAGAAGGACGGTCAGTCAGGGACGATAACTCTGACAAAGAAAGATTCTTGGCTGGGAACTTCAAGGCTAATGACGAACGTCTGGTCTTTGGAGACCGGCCTCCGCTCAGAGATACCATGTCCTGGCACCTCGCTATCAGAGGCCGTACCTGTGGACGCTCCCAGCTAGTGAAGAAGAATACCGGGGAGGTCTATGCTGACGCTACCCCATTCGACCCCAGAAACGTCATGTACGAGAACGGAGAGGACGGATTGATGTGGCTCTGCCATAAATATTACCGCCTCCGCTCTGAGGTCGAAGATACACTATCGACCAAGAATGTCAGCCTGCTCAATGAGACGGCTGGTAAGTCCAATGATTTGGTAATCGTCTACGATTATTATGACCGGACACATAATACACTCATAATTCCGGCGGTCAAAGAAGGGTTCATCCATCGCCGTAGACACGGTATGGGCAGGGTTCCGTGCTGGAACGTGGCTTCCACCCTTCAGCCAGTCGTGATGTCCGTAATCAATGAGGATGCCTTTGGCCGACAGAACTCCGGCTCTGCCTTCGGCCCTGATTTAGGCACACTATCTGCCGCTCACTTCGGGGCGTCGATGGCCGACTACGGAGAGAGCATCTACGCAGAGAACCGTGGACAATATGAGACTCATAATTTCATGATGTCCATCCTGAAGAACCTAGCCGCACGAAGTCTGAAACCCGTCTTTGGCATCCAAAGTGAATCCGGCACCAAGATGGTCGAAGGTAACCCATTCGAAGACGGAGCCGAGATTCCTCTAGGGGCCAATGAGAAACTAGAGGTCTATGATTTCTTGAGGTCTGCCCCTGACCTTGTCACCTACGAGACCGTGGTATCCGGGGCCATGCAACGTGGTGGCCTACCGGTCATAATGTTCGGTGAGACACCGGCGGCAATCTCCGGGTTCGCTATGCAGAACCTGAAGGGCGGGGCGGCTGATAAGGTCATACCCCTAGTCAAAGCTCTATCGATGGCCCTTAGACAGATATGTAATAACTGGAGCGACCATTTCAATACGGGCGCATTCGGACAAGGGATGCAAATGAGCGGCCAAGATAATAACCGCAAATGGTTCTCGTCAGAGATTACGGTTGAAGGGATTAGGGACTTGCCTCAAGCAGAGATAACCCTAGTCCCAGAACTCCCAGAGGACCAAGCTGGTAAGATAGAGATGGCGGCAAGACTGTCATCACCGATGGCCGATGGCATGCCGACGTTATCTAGAAGAGATATATTAGAGGACGTACTAGAACGCCAGGACCCTGACGCAGACATGGATAAGGTCTTAGAACAGATGGCTGCGGAGTTCCCATTAGTCAAAGCCCATAGGATGGCTGACGCTCTCTTCAAGGCTGGTGACATAGAAGGTGGGCAATACTGGCAGGCTTTCTGGGAAAGACAGGTGCAGGAATTCTTCCAAGTTGGTGGTAATATAGATAATCTAGTACCACCAGGGGAAGGAGACAATGGAGACGGAAGTGATGGTGGCGGTACTGGATTCAGCCCACAGACACTTCCGCAGGCCGCTCAAGGGGTTCCGCCCCCGGTTCCAGGTATAGGAACGCCGTTCCAGGCTGGGCCTAACGTCCCACCTGGTATGCCACGTCCCGGCGCACAGATTAATGGACTAAGTCCCCTTTAAGGAGTAAATCATGGTCAGATACCGTAATTTAGCAACGGGCTTAACTCAAGATTTTGATTTTGACCCTACTGGTGGAAACGTATATTCTCAGTTTCAACCTGTGGACGCCTCAGGTAAAGCATTAAATTCAAATGCTGTTATGGCGGAAGCAGTTGACAGGATGCAAACGGATTACAGTGGCCCATCTCAAATGAGCGCAGCTTCGCCTACACCTACAGCGGTCAATACTGGCAGTCCCAATATGCCTGGCGATTCCACTGCCAATGCGGGAACGGATTCATTTCAGATAAGTGCTGGAGACAAAGAACTACAGCAAATCATCGCCGCAGTATTAGATGGATGGAAACGCGGTGATTACGGAAGCAATGCGAACCAGGCTTTGCAAGCTATATCTCGGCAGTCAGGTATATCTGTAGATGATTTGATAGCAACGGGCGGGGTATGGGATACAGTCAAAGGTTCGTTTGTAGCACCTGGCTCTACTTCTACTTCTGTGCCAACCCCAACCCCATTTGCAGCTGCCGAGCCAGCAGCAGTGACCCTTAATCGTGCAGACTTATTACGCGAACAAGGAGACCAAGAGGCTCTTCGTAGGATACGTGCAGCAAACTTTGGTCCATTAGCTCCCTTAGGCCAAAGAGTGGCAAACAGTATGCTTAGCCAATTCTTTGGACAACAGCCAATCACTAATATGGCTGGCCTTACACCTCGTGAAGAAGCCTTTAGTCAATTTCAAGCAACTCCTCCTACTGCGGCTGGTTTAACCAGCGCGTTAGGCGATATACGTGCTGCCGGAACTTCGGCTCCAGGATTCTTCAATAGATTCCTTGATGAATCAGGCAATCTTCGTGCCGGTGCTGCCAGGGACGCTTTTAGTGCATCTATCCAGCCAACGCTAACGAATATCAATCCCAGCTATAGGGCTGGATATGGTAATTTCCTTACGAATAGATTTGCTGACCAAGCTGCATTGAATCCAGGTTCGTATCAAACTCCAGACCAAATCATGGACTTAATGACCACAGCCTTTACAGGATTCTAATGACTACTCAAGGATTCGGAGCGTTTCAACCGAATACGTTCTTTAATCAATTCGACCAAAACTTCTTTGATAAACCCTCAGGATTCCCTGGATTCGAGGATTTTCTTGAAGAAGAGCCTGATATCGCTTTTCAAGGCGCATTGTCTAGGTCCAATATGCCCTTTAATCAGCGTCAAGCTGCTCAAAAACAACGCGAAGAGATATTCAATAGATTCCAGGGATTGCAACGCTTCGACCCAAAGCTTAGGTTTACTGAGTACATCGATGCTTTTGACTTTGGTCGAGACCGATTCCGTACTCCTTTAGGGCAGCGCGGAGAAATCGGAAGAACATTCAATCCTAGAGCTAGTTTTGTTAGATAATGGCTGACCCAGAATCTGAATCTGAAAAGCTTATCGCTAGTCTTTTTGCTGAAAAAGAGCGAGCTGCGGGTGCGCCTATTGCTACGGCTACCCCAGAGCCTACTTTAGAGCCTACTTCGCAAGAGATAATCGCTGGATTATTTGCAAATAAAGATGCCTCAACCGAAGTATCAACAGATTCACAAAAAATCATCGCTGAGGCATTTGCGAATAAGGCTGTTTCACAAGTTCCTCAAGTTCCTGAAGTTCCTCAAGTTCCTGCCGATATCGAAGTGGCACCTCCTCAGGTTACAGAAGAAGCCACTCGTCG